CAGCCATAGCATACAATCCAAGTTAAAACCTACACCCGAACTGGCTTTGAGTGAATATCTAACTGGTTCAGGTAGCCCGTTCTGTCTCATGTAGGATAGAATATCTTTCTGCTTCCAGTCGGCCAAAGGATAACACAAGCCATTGTTCTCATACCCGTTAGCTTCATAACCTTTCAGCATTAAACGCCGATTCATACCGTCCGCTTTCTTCATGCCTAAGAAAGTATAATACAGCCCGTATTTAAGCTGCATAGCTTTCACTACATCGGCAAGTTTAAGTAGTTTAATCTTTGGATTTGCCACACAATACATACCACCACGAAGAATGTAAGTAAGATTCCAGTGTGGCACCTGTACAAACTCGATTTTGGGATATTTAGCTTTTACCCAACCTATCCACCTTTCAATATGCTCTAAACCTTTGACAAAATACATGAACACACAGACTATTCTGTCGAACCTTGGATATATCATGTCAAGTAAAACCAAAGAATCTTTACCCAAGGACAAAAACAGCAAAGCCCCGTCAGTCTTCTGTCTGACGAGGTCAATATGGCTGTATGTCCTTTCTTGCAGTGTCATTATCCGCCACTCATGCCAAGTCCTGTGCGGACGTTATAATACTGCTGTCTTCGGGTGATAAATCTGCCACCCTGAGAGAGACCACCATTCTCTGTAGTCAAACCTCTACGGCACCACGGTAGCCACCAGTTGAAAATGTGCTTCTGTTTGTTCTGACTCAACGAAAATTTAAAGGGTTAAACATGCTTTTCAATAATTCTGCCAAGGCCATAAACGACCTGTGCTGCCAGATATATCTCACCCTGATAGGTGTATTCAATCAGATTGTGATTTTCATCTTCAAACAGCTCTATCTTTGCATCCTTGACTTCTACCAGTGCGCTGGCTCTGTCTTTATTGTAGCCTACAAAGAACTGGATAGCATCGTAATGCTTAGGCTGCAAGACACCATCTTTCTCGACACAATACCCATCAGCGTCAAGCTGACAGTATTTCTTCTGTGTAGTAGGTCTAATTTCTCTGAATTCTTGTGTTTTGTTGCCTGACAATATTTCGTCAAAAAACTTCTGTTTGATGATAAGCGTAAGTATTTCCATAATCGTGTAAAGTTTAAATGTTAGTTGCGGGGGCGTGAATCGAACACGCGACCTCTACCAAGTCAAAGTAGCAAGCTACCACTGCTCTACCCCGCGATGGTATCTACACAAAGATACCTAATTATGAAGACAATTATAAACAACGATTCAACGCATACGAAACATTATGCCAAATGTTTGCTTTTTAGCCATGCATCACGTTTTTCCCTACACTTTTCCAGTGTTGGGGCACAACAAGTAAACAACTCACCTGAATCTGTTTTGTAATCATACTGATACATTTTTACTTTTTTGCCTCTTAATCTGGTAGTATAGGTACAATAGTTTTCACTACCAGGCTGGCATACGCTGCAACCATTTACGTTTATTGATTTCATAGCCATCTCAAATTAGAATAATACACACCGTTTAATTTCGTGTAATCACCATACAGCTTTACTTTTCCTTTATACATCATGGCGAACTTAGAACTGCCAGCGGCAGCCATCATTACGGATTCTGTCACTTTCGATTCATACCCGTATTTCATTACAAGGGGGTAAACTTGGCTTCTAAAGAAGATTTCGCTGTCTGTCATATCATTTACTGACTGAATAGGCAAAACGCCATTATGGGCAAAATAAACGCCATTCTCGACAAACGGGTGACAGTTCTTTCTACACTTAGAACCATGTGTCGCCCATCTCATGTGAATAATACATTCTTCATTTATACCGACCTTAGATAGATGATCCAAAAATTTCTGATAGTTCATTGTCTTGTATCTATGCTTAGATGATACAAAACCATAGCCATGATGATTAATTCTCTGAACTTTATTTAAGGTGTCCAGAGTTGGCATTTGAACACCTTTAGGTTTATATATAATGCAACACATAATTTCTGATTTTAATCGTGCGAGGCTCATGCAAGAACCTCAGCACGTGATTTGAAAAATGATTTTTCTTTCGCTGTCAAGAAAGGTATTTCGTCTATCGAATTAACCTCTGAACTCAATACGTTCTTTTTAGACCATGCAACCAGCTTAGCGCAAAAGTTCACCCAGTTTGAAATCTTTTCAAAGTCTGTAGAGCCTTGATGCTGTCTGAACTCTATTGTCTTATGGCGTGAATAAGAACATGCATTTACTTTGTAGTATCTGTTACCGTTCATCACATCGAAAATGTCTAATTTTGTCGTACACATTGTAAAGTCTTTACCCTGCAGTGTCCTACACCACTGGCTGTTGTTGGCACGCCTTGAATTTGCCATAAATGTATCAATAACTCTTTCTAATTTCTGATAGTTCTTGAATACATTTATATAAGCCTCGTTTGAAAGATTTGCAGCACCTATATGAACATGTAAGCCAGTAGATATATTCACTTGTGCACCTGCCTCATTTAAGGCTTTACAGCAGTTCTCGAGGCTTTTCATACCTGCCTTACCAGTAAGAACCGGTGAAACACATTCGATAGGGTTTTCACCTCTGATAGAAGAATCAGATACAAACTTGTAGTAGTGGTTGTTGTCAACGTGATTATAACCCTCATACTGAAAAGGCATTTCGTTTCTTGTTGCACTTTCTCTCATAAGGCTTGCAGCTACCAGGCATTCAATCTCTACGCCAAAGGTAAACTTATGAACCTCTCTGACTGGTTTAGGCAGTTCTGAAAGCAGAAGTTCAATTTCGTACTTTCTCAACCCTAACTTAATAAAAGCCTCTTTCTTTGCAGCCTTAGAACTTTTCATGTTCTTAATCTCTTCTACTTGTTCTTTTAAAGTCTTCATAATCGTGTGCGTTTAAATTGTTATTACTTCTTGTTTGATGGTGTAAAGTAAAAGTAAATGCTTTAATAAAACAAACATAAATAAAAGAATATACTTATATTTTACAAAGATTAACAAAGTAAATACTTATACATAAATAAAAGCATTTACTTTTGTGTCAAAATTGATTTTTATGATAAATAGAACAAGAGAAATTATAGAGCAGCTAAACCTTAAAAAGGTAGATATTGCAGAAAAGTTAGGTATTACCCCTGTAGGGCTCAATCAATTACTTAATACAGAGAAGCCCAAACTTGAAACGTTAGAAAAATTGTCAAAAGCTATTGGTGTACCTGTATGGAAATTAATTCTTACTGATGATGAAATCAGAGAGGTTAATATATTAGAAGAAAAAGATTTAACCGAGGTAAACGGCTACATAAAAGTGAAAGGAACTATTTATGAAGTTCACTCTTTTGAGGATTTAAGGAAGTTATTAGAAATGGATGTTTAATCAATAAAACCAAAGTAAAATGAAGAAAATGTTATTTATACTGCCTATACTAGTGGCTTTGTTTTTTGTAGGGTGCAGTAGCGATGGTGATGGAGAACCCGGAGGGAATAATGGAAATAAAGTTCTGTCTGAAATTGTAATAAACGAACACGAAAAGAAATTTGGCGAGATAAATGAATATGGAGAACTATACGAACAGTATATCTATAATCCAGACGGAACATTGCAAGAAAAAACCACCAATTACTATAATGCTTTATTGGATGATAGGATTGATTACAATTACAAATATGAATACGACGACAAAAAGCGTGTAGTGGAAATGAACGAATATACGTTTACTTTGTTTGAAAAAAAACGTAAATATGAATATAACAACATTGATTCCGTGTCACGCATGCTGGTATATGATGACGATGGAGACCTGAATGAAGAATGGACATACGAATATGATAGTCAAAAAAGATTGATAAAAACAGTAGAAAAAGACATTTGGGTTAGTAACAATTTTGGCTATATAAGCGAATATAGATACGAAGGGAATAACGTTTATATAGAAAAGACAATGCTTAATGACGGTTCTTTGTTCGGGAACTTTATCTTTGAGTACGACACACATGGAAATCTACTACAAGAAACATATATCAACGGAGATACAGGGAGAGAATCAATAGAGCAAAAATATGAATACCAGTATGACTCTTCAGGTCGTATTCAAAGAAAATCTAAAAAGGAATCATATTCAGATTCTTGGACATATTATGACTATTTTTATAATGAAGACGGTACAATAAATAAAATATGTGTTTCATATAGTTACAAGGATAACGAATCCGAGCTAAGATATAATTACATCTATAAATAACTATCCCAGCCCCGTTCCTTATATGGTTCGGAGCTATTTTCTTGACATAAATTATAGCTTTATGATAAAAAAAACAGAAGCAATAAAATTACTTACAAAGCAATTGAATGAAATACAAGACTTAAAGAATGTGGATGAAGGAAATAAGAAATACCAAGAATGGAAAGAACAGACTTGTATTATTGTAAAATCTATTTTTGGAGAAAAATCTTCAAATTACCACAAAGCCTATAGTAGTCTTTTTCCCAATTTTTTTGTTGGTTCCATTGATTTTAACTCCAAAGTAGACTATCATTCAAGTTATTTACGTGGATTAGAAGCAAAAGAAATAATGTTACGTGGTTTTATTACAGAAGTTAAATTATGGAATGATGAAGACATAAATTATCAGGAGGATACAATATCGGTAATAAAAAATATTTGTAATCGCTTTTGTCAAGTTGTAAGGCAATTAAGAGAGCGTCATGGCGGTAAACCAACTATAGATGTAGAAGATGAGTATGATGTACAATACATTTTAAAACCTCTACTCGCTCTCTATTTTAATGATATTCGTTCAGAAGAATGGAGTCCTAGTTATGCAGGTAGTGCATCTCGTATAGATTTTCTTCTAAAACAAGAAAAGATTGCGATAGAAGTGAAGAAAACGAGAAAAGGCCTTTCTGCAAAAGAACTCGGAGAACAATTGATGATTGATATTGAAAAATATACATCACACCCCAATTGTGATACTTTAATTTGTTTTGTATATGATCCTGAGGGAAAAATATCAAATCCATTTGGAATAGAGAACGATTTAAATCGTAATTCTGGTAAGATAAAAGTAATTGTTATAATAACCCCTAAATGAACACAATATAAGCCGGAAGCATAACGCTCCGGCTTTCATATCATAATTAAGAATTACCATTATAAACCTTTGTAAAATTACTAAAACTATTACTGTATGGATACTTTTTTCAAGCCTTGGATCGGAAGTGAGTACCAACAAAAGAACTATAAGATTCTTGTTATTGGTGACAGCCATTATTGTGGTGGATGTGATAGATGTGGTGTCTATGGAAATTGCTCTTTTGAGGAAATGGGAAAATGTAGCAATTTTACACAAAGAGTGGTAAAGTCCTACATTGATTTTAGAAAAGGCATTGGTGAAAAGAAGAAATGGATGACTAAAACATATTATCCATTTGATAAAATTTTCTATGGCAAAGAAAATGTAACAATGGAAGAAAGTTTAAAATTATGGAATAGTATATCTTTCTATAATTTTCTTCAAACCGCATACATAGGGGAGGCATCAAATGTGTTATATTCTAATGATGATTATGATCTTTCCACACCTCTTTTCTATAATGTAATTAAAGAACTGAAGCCCAATTTACTGATTGTATGGGGGAATAGAGCTTATAATCATTTGCCTAACACAAATTGGGAGGATGGTACAGATTATTATAATGGCAAGTATCTTATTGACAATGAGAATGAGATAAAATGCATAAGAATTTACCATCCTAGCAGAGCTAATGTATCACATTGGCATTCTGTACTAACTGATTTTATAGGGATGGAACCAAATAAGCTATTATAGCATAGCTATTTTGAGTGTTACAGTTTGATGATTACCATTCTGTTATTATTGACGAAAAGCCGGAACGCCATGTACCCGGCTTTTCTACTTTTATAATATTTTATCCAGCATTAGCAAAGACCTTTGGATAGTTCCTTTTCTGGTATTGAATTCTCAGATATCCGATAAGGCTTTCATAGTCGGTCAAGAAACCCTCATTGACCAAATCAGCAACCTTCTTTTCAAGCTGCCACAATTCACGTTGTTTTTGTTCCTCACCATGCTTATTACGTAGCATCTTTTCATGACTGTTGAAGATAACCCAGTTCAAGGCTTCACCGACCTTCTGCATGGCTTTAGGCATAAAGTCTTTGGGAACGATTTTCAT